GCTATAGCTCTGGCACGAGTTGTACCATTTGGTGAAACCATAAAAAGAGTTTTAGCTGAGGCTGAAGAGCCTTCAACTATAGCTTTTGTTAAATTCTCAAGTGACTTAAGGTCTCCAAGATATTCTTCAGCATATGACCTGCCGTAGTTTTCTCCATCAACTCTAATCATTCTTAGAGCCATATATGGAGTTTTATCTACCGGATAAGAACCAGAAGATTCAGGAATTTCTATTCCTTTTACTTCCTGCATTACTATAAATTTATTCTTTGTTCTTTTTACACAAGTATATAAATCACAGCTACTATCTCCGATGTCTTCAGGATTTGTATTTTTATAAATTACTTCTCTTATATTTTCAGGAAGAATATTAATATTAATTGTTTCTTTAGTTATTATTTCTATAACATTACCCATTGGGTCACGCTTACAAACATATCTATCTAAAGGAAAAACTCTTAATCCTTCTTTATCTACGAATAATAAACAATTTCCACCTACCACAAGATGTTTAAGACATTCGAATAAAGCAACTCTATCTGATGAAATTTCTATATCTTCCATCACTGCTTTTTCTACTTCTACTAACCCTTTATCAATTTCAGTTTTTAAATTCTCGTCAGCTTCAATTTCTTTGAGAGCAAAGTTGTTTATGGAAAATCTAAAAAAAGGTGCGTTAGGTGGGAGTAATGTTAATAATAATTTGGATGCTAAGTTGTTTACGCCTCTAGCTCCAATTCCTTGATATGGAGTATTGTAGCGTGTAGTCGAAGAGTGTCCTTCATCTGGTATAAGAGTAGGAATAGTAAACTGAGCACAGTCTCTACCTCTTTCTAAAAAGAGTTCCCTATCTCTAGCGTATTGGTTATATCTTCCTTCTATTGTTTTGGAATCATAACCTACGCCATAAGTATCACTAGCCATTTATATTTTATAATCCACCAATAATAGGTATTCGTAATTTTGACGAACCAACTCTTTTTCTATCGTAAGAGCTAGCTTGATTTAAACTTCTTCCATCTGCTTCACTATATCCAGCAGGTCTAGCAGTAGCTTGCGTTTGACTTGTATTAGGCGGAGCTACCGGAGCTGGCATTATCATAGGAGGCGGAGTTGGAATAGAAGGTCTAAAAATTGAACCACACATAATTATTTCTTCTCCAATACGTTTTCTGATTGTTGTTTAAGTTTTTCGTGTAAAAAATTAACTACACTTCTTTGACCACTTCTGAAGCAAATTTCCTTGTACTCCATCGTAATTGGTGGAGTTCTTTCAGGAAAAAGTCCATCAAGAGCATCCAGTAAATCTTTAGAGATTACTGGTAGTTTTATGTCATCTATTATCTTTTTAATATTTTTTGTCATAAACTATCTAAAGTGTCCTTTTCATTTTTTATAATCTCTCTCTTTAACCATTTCTAAATAGTGAATGGCTTTATCTATATCTACTTCTTTACCTTTTTTATGATGTCTACAGATATATTTAATAGCGTTACCCTCAGCAAAAAGGATTTTGTTTTCATTTATAAACTCAGCCGGCTGTATTTTAAAAGAAGAGTAGTGAGTACCATTAACTTGTCTTTCTAAGGAATTGTACTTAACTCCTTTATATATATCTTTATTTGTCATTTGAATTTACTTTCTAATTTATTAATTTTTCCCATCATTCTTCCAATTTCTTTATCTTTAATTTTTAATTCACCTTCTAATGTCTTTACTATTGTTCCGAGTTCACCATTTAATCTTTGATGTTCTTTATTAACATTCATTAAATCTTTAACTCTTTTATTTAGATTATTGATTTTTTCGTGTTCATCCATTCGGTCAAACTTGTTCATAGTTTCCATAAAATAGGTTTCTTAGTTTTAAAGTTATAATCAGAGCTTCTTAGTATTCTGGCCATACGAGCCTGAAGTAGAGCATCTTTTTCTGTAAGATTGTTTCTCTTGTATTCTTCAACAACAGCCTTCCACATTGAAGGTAAAGTTTTCTCTGAGTTATATAAAACTCTTTCAGCTTTAACAGCTCCACAACCTCTTATTCCTGAATATCCATCGCTAGTATCTCCGGTTAAAGTTTGAGACATAAAATAATAATCAGCAGTTTTTTCATCTACTAATTCTGTTTGGTTGTCGTGTATGAAATGATGAAAACAAGGAATAGTTCTCATATCTTTGTCTGAAGATAATATAATGCAATTATCTTTATATTTAGATGTAGCTAATATTCCTAAAGTATCATCACCTTCTAAATCAGGTAAACGATGAGTAGTATATTTATTATAAAGGTGTTCCTTAAGAGGTTTTAGAATTATTGGTTTTCTAATTTTCTTCCTATGAGATTTATATTCAGGAAATAACTTTTTCCTAAAATTATTTTTATCAGATAAGGCTACAACAATATCATTACAATTTAACTGTTTTAAATATTTGTTTAACGCATTGTCTAATAATTCTTTTCCTAGTTTAGCATCAGAATGTAGAGTCCACATATCATTTTCCCATTCTGTAGCTTCTTCAATAGCACTCGCTATTCGATAGCAAACAATATCTCCGTCTACTAAGAGAGTTCTTTTTTTAGCTTTTAGTTTTCTTACCATAATTTTCCTGTTGTTGTTTGTTGATATAAAGTTCGTAGTTGAGTAGATTTTCTTTTTTAACGATAAGGCATTTACTATTGTAGCCATCACCGACCATTTTTGTCTTAACGCCAGATTCAATTAATTTCTTAACTAGAATTTTTAGTTTTTTGACTGGAATAATTACAAAACAAAAAGGTTCATCTTTCTCCTGTAAAACGTGAATCCAATAAGTAGCTTCTGTTTTATTTAATCCAGAAGGTTTTCCTTTATATTCTAATTCGATTGCTATGTTGCCAGTTTTAGTCCACCAGCTTCTTTCTGTTTTGACTTCAAATTCTTTTTCTTGTAAACCTAAAATGTTTGCTATATTTTTTTCGCTATCCATTCCGTATTTCAGGTCTGTAACGAAATCATATTTAGTAAAAGCTTTTGACATAAGTTTTTTAAAAGGCCGATTGGTGAAATTTGGTAGACACAACGGACTTAAAATCCGTGCCCTTTGGGAGTTCCGGTTCGAGTCCGGAATCGGCCACCAGAAAATCCTATATGGATTTAATTAGTGAGTTTCACTCCAGTTATTTCCAATGCGATATTCAGCGTCTAACGGACATCTGAAATTAAAATGTATTCCTGCTTCTTTAATTGAACTGACTGCTAGTTTTCCTACTGCATCAGCAAGTGAAGACTTAGACTCAATTTGTAACTCATCGTGAATATGAGCAACCAAATTAACATCAGTGTTGGTGAAACCATTTTCTTTAAACTTTCTATATAAAATTATTGTAGCTTGTTTTATTATTAATGCGGCTGAAGATTGAATTAAAGTATTCAAACTCGAATGTTCACTTCGGATTAAAAGTTTTCTTTTATCTAATCCTAATAAATATTTTTTTATTCTTATTGTATTTAAAATATCTGCTTTAAGTTTTGCTAATGCAGGAAATTTATTTATAAGTCGTTGTCGGATTTCTTTTCCTTCTTTAAGACCCCCATTAACAACTTGCCCAAGTTTGAAATTTCCTCCGCCGTAAATGAAACAATAAACAGCAGTTTTAGCCTGAGCACGAGTGGATAATCCGAGAGCTTGTTTATTTTCGGTATGAATATCGCCCTCAAGTAATATTTTTTTAAAATACCCAGAATCGTAATACTCAAGAAAATGAGAAGCACAACGTAACTCGATACCACTAGCATCACAGCCGATAAGACTGTAGCCACTAGGAGCAATAAATAAAGCACGACACTCCTTACCATATGGTACGGCATTACTAGGCACTTGAGCAACATTTGGAGAATTGTGGGTACACCTTCCAGTGACTGCTCCGTTTTCGATAACTTTTCCATAAATTTTTCCATCTCTTTCTAATTTTAACCAAGCCTGCTTTCCTTCAGCTAACTGAGCTATTCTTTTTTGTACTGTAAAATGTTCTGATAATATTTTAGCTTCCTTATAAGGAAGACTATTTAAAACTGTTTCATCAATTTTAGGTTTTCCGTCAGGAGTAAAAACTTTAGGTTTCCACCCTCTTGCCATAAGCCTATCACTGATATGGTCACGACTATTTGGATTAAAGGTCTGGTCTTTATATCTCTTAATTGATTCACCCTTTTTATAACCCTTAGTTTTATTATCTCTTTTGGGTCTAAATGTTCCTACAAACTTTTTCCAGTTAGGGAAGGCTGAAGTTAGAATCTCTTCCAACTCCAACCTTCTGTTTGCAAGTGAGGCATACAGCTTCTTTGCAGAAGCCACATCGAAAGTGAATCCGTGTGCTTCTTGACGAATTATACATTCGGCAAAGTTATGTTCTAGCTCTATTGCTTCAGGAGAATAGTTTTGTTTTAAAATTAAATTATAAAGTTCTGAAGTTACCTCTACATCTAATTTACAATAGTCCTGCATTTCTTGAGACCACTGAGAAAAATTACCAGTTTTAACAAAATCACCTTTTCTTAATCCTAAACGATAACCCCAAGATTCAAGAGAGTGTCTTCCAATTAATTTAGGAGGCACTTCTTTAAGTCTAAAATCTTCTTCTTTTCTATTAGTCCATATCAATCTGCTAACTAATAAAGTGTCAAATATTTTTCCTTTATATTTAAAATCTGGGTAAAGTTTTTTAATTACTAATAAGTCAAATTTTGAAATGTTGTGACCAACTAATAAGTCAGCGTCACTAAGTAATTTCAAAGCTTTATCTATTTCATCATATTTATAAGAATAAAATTTATTGGTATCTATATCTTTAATAATTATGCACCATATTTTTGTTGCTTCTGATACGAAACCATTAGTTTCGACATCAAATATTAATTTCATTTGTTCAATTTACGACCTCTATTTTTATGTTGTTTACTGTTGGGATAATTAATTCAACTTCTCTAAATGCTTTTAAAATTATTTCTTTAGATTTATAATTCTGAACTAATAAAATTGGATAAACATTTGGGTATTTAATAACTTGATAAACTAAAGTTAAAAGTTTTCTTAAGATTGAATAAATATATAATCTATCAGTGTCCTCTAATTCCTTAAATTCTTCGTTCACATTCAAGTAAGAAGTAAGAAAAGCGTTAATATGTTTTTCGTATCTCTTCTTCAGCATTAAACTTGCCTTCTGAGAGTCTTCCAGTTTCTTTGTCATAATGTAAGTAAGTGCAAATACCAGTTTCACCTGTGTATCTATTTTTTAAAACTCTAATAGTCATTGTGTCTTTATCGTCATCGGATTGTTGGTTACGTTCACAACCTAAAACTATGTCACTCAGTTGAGCTATTCCGTGACTACCTCTTAAATGACTAAGAGAAGTAACTGCTCCTTCTTCGTGGCCTTTTTTATCTGGCGGTCTTTTAAGATGTGAAACTAAAATTAATCCAAATTTTAATTCTTCTACTAAAGACCTTAAATTTGTCATCGTGTTATCTATAACTCTACGTTCAGATTCTCCTTCTAGTCCTGAAACAATTATTGAAAGATGGTCAAGCACAATATATTTGCAACCACAACCTCTAACTAAATATCTAATTTTATTTAAAAGATTTCCTGATTCAGTGCTCCCAAAGTGGTCATAGAAAAAACATTTAGATTTTATTTTATCCCAAGCTTCTTTTATTTCTTCTTCAGGAATTTGTTTTCTAACATCTGGTAAGTGAATTAATTTATTAAGAGGAATAGAAACTAATCCTCTAACACTTCTTGAGATTCCTTCTTCTAAAGCAACATAACCAACTGTATTTCCTTTAGTAATTAAATCATAAGCTATCTCTCTACAAACTTGAGACTTTCCTGTTCCTGAGCCTGCTGTTAGAGTAACTATTTCACCAGTTCTAATTCCTTTTAATTTT